TCACCAACATAAGCAGCAGTACCAGTATAAGAGCCTTCCATATATCCAAATTTGGATTTATCGCTTGCCTCTGCTACGTTTCTCAAGTAAGGTAAGAAAGCATCAGCTAAAGTTGGAGCCCATGCAATTTGCATATTCAAATTTGTACGACCAATAGTATCGGTGTTAGCAGTTGATGCAATAGCATTTATAGCTTTAATTTCCAACTCTTTTGTGCCATTTTTCTTCAAATACGCTTTCAATTCAGCAACATTGTTTACACCTAAAGCCTTAATCTCGTCAACAATTACTTGTTCCAAAGATTTTACTTCGTTTGTTACGGCTGCTTTTTTAGCAATTTCAGTTTCCAAAGTAAGCAAAGCGTTTTTCAACTCTAATACTTCTTTGTCGTAGCTTTTAACCTCTACAGCTTGCAATGCAGCCATTTTGGTTTCAAGTTCTTTAATACTTAACGATTTTGCTTCAAGAGCGTCAATCATTTCATTATGTTGGTTGGCAAATTCTAAATCTGCACCTTCCAAACCTTTAATTTCAAGTTTTTTCATTTTAATTGTTGTTTATAAATTTGTATTTGCTTAAATTCAACCCCTTTTTTACTTCAATCGGCTCTTCATCTATTTCAAGTGGCTTTGCCGGCTCGAAATCAAAAAGTGATTTTAGTTTAAGTAGTTCAAACTTATTATTTTTGTCTTTTGTATTTTCAATTAGTCTGTCAATAGATTTTTCAAGTTGTTCTTGTTTTTCCTCTAATGATTTTATGCTTGTGATTACAGCTAATTCGTTTGCTGCAATAGTTACAAGCGATACTTCCCAGAGTTTCACCTCTTTAATAGTCCGTATATCTGTTGTTTCGTCATAAGTAGCAATCATTGTCTGAAATCCTACTGAAAGTTCCTTTAAAATACCCTCACGGATTTTAGTTTTAATTTCATTCTCAGAATCAGAAATACGAACTTTCAACTTCAAGCCTAAATCATCTTCTTCAATGCTTTCAATCTTGCCAATAGGCTCGTCAATTTCATGCTGCCAACAAAAAGCTATTCTACCTTTATTTTCTGATAATGTTTTGGCAAAAGCACCTTTTTCAATAATATCTTTTACTCCGTCAACATTGCCAAAGTAAGCACCATAGCCTTCAATAAACATTTCACCGCTTTCGGCTTCGTTCATTGATTTTATTTCGAGTGTTCTAAATTCTAATTTTTTCATTCCAAATCAAGTTTTATTCGTGCTTCACTGTTTGAAATCACTGGTTTATTATCTAAGACTACATTTCCAAGAGTAGCAATGGCATTTGACATTTGCTGGAACGCAACAGCTTCTTCT